TATCCCCGCCAATTTTTGCGTCCTGTTAGGTAAATACCTATAACTCCAATTGCTGATAATGCCCATGACCATAATTGATTACTCATTTTATTTAACCTCTGAATCATATATAAAAGAAACTCGTGGAACATACGAAATTACTGTATGATTAAAACCTTTTGGAATTAGCATTAAATCATTTGCATTTAATTCATAATCTTTTACAATATTTTCTTTGTCTCTTATCGTAATATTAGAAGTTCCTAAAGCACCTAAAAACAAAGAGTGATGTATGTCAGCATGCTCTCTTATTACATGCCCATTACTAACAAAAGTAATTGAAGCTTTTAATCCAAAGTTATTGTAATTTATTTTATTTAAAATATTTTCATTAAATAATTGTAATTCTGGAAAAATTTCCATATTATTTTCTTCTTTATTTTCTATATGCCATACATGAAAAAACAAACTTTCGTAATCTAATATATCTGTTACCCTACCATTTGTAGAATTAATTTGAATATTTGCTTTCGCTTTTATATTTTTTGCAGAATTAAATTTTTTATCTAATAATAAAACAATTTTATTCCAATCACAATTTAAATTAAAAGCATCTTTTACAAAAAGAATTTTTTCATTATTTATTGATTCAGAAAGTAAAGAGATTAGTTCATCTTCTTTAATCATTTAAAATGTTTACCCCATTTGGCCCAAGCTCTCTCATGGCCATAAAAAAGAAATGCTTCCCAAGCAATCTCTGCAGACGCTAAAGTGGCTGCTATCCTTAAGCTATGTGTTACTATAAATGCAACCGAAGTTGCAACAACTATATGTGCAACATACCAAGTCATTGTTTTAAACAATGATTTTTTATTAGTATCTTTTTTATGATCATGCATAATAACACCTCTATTCATTATTTATTATACCAAAAAGGGTGGATTAATAATAATCCACCCTCCTTAGTTGTATTACTTACTTAATTGCTGCAAACTTAAACTTCTTAGCTTGAGCATTGTACTTAGCAACTAAAGCAAGGTATGCTTTGTTTGCTGAAGCAACATCAGCAGCATGTGCTGCTTTCTCAAGTGTAAGAGCGGTTGTTGCTGCATCTGATGCAGACTTTGCTGAAGCAACATCAGCAGCATGTGCTGATTTTTCTGCTGTTAATGCAGAAGTTGCTGATGCAAGTTGTGCAGTAAGTGATGAAATTTGTGCATTAAGTGCAACAATTTGTGATCCAAGATCAGATACTGTAAATGTACCAATTGCTGACTTGACTGCTGCAGGAAGTCCTGTTGCTGTTGCTGCAATTGAAGAATCTGTTGCAACTACAGTTACTGTACCTGCTACTGCTGTAGCAAGAGTTCCTGTTGCCGAACCTAATACTGTAACTGGTGTAACACCTGCTGCAGAAGTTACTGCAGAAGTTGTAAGATTCTTAGTGATTGATGCATCAGAAAATGTTGCTCCGATCAAAGTTACAGAAATAGTTTCAGAAGCAACTGGATTTCCAAATACGTCTGTTGCTGAAACAGAAATTGTTGGAACAGTTCCTACTGCTGTTGCTGATGGAACTGAAACTGCAACATTTGCTGCAACTCCAGCTGTTCCCTGAATGTATACAATTGTTGAGTATGCACCATTTGTAATGGTTACTGAGCCAACTGCTACTGATGTTGTGTAAGCATATACAGTAACTGCAGATCCCTGCGATGTTACTGAAAGTGATGATACACCTGATGCAACAGAAACTGGTGCAAGAGTTGTGTTAAGTGCTGAAACAAGCTTTACGCCTGATGCAACATAGTTAACTACTGTTCCTGTGTCTGCTGTAGCAGCAAGAGCTACTGTATTTGATGAATCAATTACATTTGATGCAGGAACTGCAACTGTCTTTGGTGCTGCAGTTGTTGTTGTGTTTGCCACTCCTGCTACTGTTACCGAAAGCGGTGTAGCGTGAGCAACTGTTGAAACGCCTACGATTGCAAGGGCTGCAGCAGTTGCAAGAGCGATCTTCTTTGTTACGTTCATTGTTTTCCTATCTAGTTAGTATCCCTGTACAGGATAATGGCTACAAATGTAACCAATGCTTTATTTTATCTTACATACTTGCTTTGTGTCAAACGTACTGACGAGTATTCAATTATTCACAGCAATTACTCAGGCTTTTTAAGCTTTTTATCGCCAACCTTTTGTTGCCTTACAATCTGAAAAGGACCAGATGTATAAATATCGTTGATAGCAGCAATTTCCAGAGCTTTTTCTACAGAAGCCCCAGCGTACAACGCACCAATAGCGATTTTAGAACCATTACCAACTCCATATATGCCGTCGCTATTCAGCAATACACTAAAGTCACTACCTATATCAAAAACTTCTCCATCAAATGCAAAGAGCATAGAAAATCCACTTGATGGATCTTTATCGTCTTCTTTCCAACCATTTTCTTCTAATGCCTCACGCATTGCTGGAACAAATTTAGTAATCATAAATTTGTAAAGATCTTTTCTTTCATTTGAATTTGGAACTGGAGGAATAAATATGTGTTGAAAAATATCGCATGGTGTTGAATCACCACTACCTGCAATTAGCCAACCATTATTTTTTGTAATCTTTTCCATTCTAGCATGCATATTAGGTCTTGAATCATCTGTAACTTGAGAGTCTGCACCCATAGTTACATTACCATTTTTTACTACTGCAACGATTGTTGTCATTTACCTAATTCCTCTAGAATAGATTCTGCTGTTCTTGATTGTATAGACTTTTTGATCTCGCCTTTTTCCATAACAAAAACTTGCGGGATGCTTTGAATACCATAATATTGTATCGCATTAGGGTCAACTTTGTCAACATCAAGCATATAATAGTTAGTTTCAGGATCCATTACTGCAGCCCGTCCATATTGTGGCTTTAATGCCTTACATGGACCACACCATGCAGCAGTAAAATAAACTACACAAGAATCTTCTTGTTTAAATTCATTTACATCATCAGTTACTTTAAGCAATTAATTCTTCTCCTGTAATATCTCTTCCAGTATATAGTCTTTTGACTATATAATCTCTTACCGATTCTGGTCCATTTTGACGACTTCCCAAAATAATTACCCATCTTGGCTCATGTTTTAGATCTATGCAAATCTGACACATAAAAAGCTGTACACCCTTCATGACATCTGATTTCTTGGGATGCAATTCATTTCTTTGCTTACCGCAACCATAGCAAACCATTAAAAGTTTTCTCCTGTTTCATATCCGATTCCAATTTCATCCACAATATTAAATTCATCGTTTGGAATTTCTATCGTGTACTCAACACCATCCTGATAGTATTGAATTAATGATGCCCATGCACCATGATTTATTACTGTTCCATATATGCCATCATATGGCAAATATACATAAGTTATTGTTTCCTCATGCATTTCTTCGTCTGGATCTTGCTTGCTCATCAGTATATTTCATCCCTTCTATTTCGCATGATGTACCAAAAGATTGAATTAAACTTCTAACGAGTAAGAGATACTCCATAACTTGCATTCTTTGAGATTCGTTATACTCCATGATATTACTTTCATATACTGTAAGTGCAAGATAATTTGGTCTTGCCCTTATGTCAAGAATAAGATTCTTAACTGGAGGTTTAATTCCACGAATCTTTTTAGCCATCTCTGTAGTATATTTAATTTTTTCCATGAAGCTTTTTTAATCTCTTCCAAGTTTCTTTATCTTTGTGTGAGTTGTGTTGCTTATCTGGTCTACCAAGATCCATATAAACTCCTCCCCACACACCCTTTTCTTTTCCAGACACTCCTGCTGAGTGGCATTGTTTTATTACTGGACAATGAATGCATATCTCATCAACTTGTTTTGCAGCTTCTTTATCAGTTTCATATAAATCATAAAACCAATCAAAATTAGAATCTACAGTCATTCCATTACAAGCAGCAAGATGATACCATTTTAAATCCAGCTCATCAATACCTAAAAAACTAAATAAATTTGACATACTTATCGCTAAGCTCCCAAGTGCCATTTGCCTTTAGGTTGTAGCGATTTGAGTAGCCCCAACGATTGTTTTTAAACATACCGTTTTTTTGCATGTAACCATTGTTACTTGGAGACCACTTTACAATTGTATAGCCATCCCAGAAAAAACCATTTGATTTATTTTTTTCTACAAAGTTGTGTGCTGCTTCATAATCAAGTACGATCTTAGGCATTGTTTTGTTCCATTCCGAAGAGTTGTCTCCAGTTAATAAAGTGAAGCTTTTCTCCACTTTCATCTTCAATTTCTGTAACGTGATTTGGTGAATAAATAACTGTATCACCAATATTTAGCGGTATTGAATGTAGGTCACCATTACTATGGTAATCACCTGGACCTACTGCAACTACTTTAGCTCTTTTTAATGCTGAATCAATAACTGTAGCAGCAATAACTAAACCTGATTTTGTAGTCTTATCTTTTTCTTCTTCTACTTTGATTAAAATTAAACTGCCAAGCGGTTTAATATTTGTCATTATTTTCCTTTGTTAGTAGTTGTTATATATTGTATCATTGTAATAAGCTGCTGTCAAGCTTATTCTTTAACATGTTTATATGGAACCATAAAAGATTCCAATAATTCTATGCATGATTTATTTCTTGGTGAAATACCAAAAACCAATGCAAAATCTGGTTGAGATTCAATCATTGTTACATCTGAAAACGATGATTTATCTCTAATTAATTCTTCTTTAATCCTATATCCTTTTTGTCTAAGGAACTTTTCTGTCTTACCAATATATTCAGTTATCATATTTTCAGCACCTTGAAGCCCCTTATGTATAAATACATAATCTTTATCTTCTGGATAAAAATGTTTTCTATCGTCTAACAAGACACTAACTTGTCTTATTAATTCGTTATAGTCTTTCCAGTTTTTATCGCCAAAAACTAATACTCTCATAAATTCCTCTCATAAAACACAGAAGATCGGTTTCCCGACCTTCTGTACAATATATACGTATATATTAATTACTTAACTGGTGCAAACGCTCCGCCCCAAAGGGACTTCTTCATTGGCTTCTCAGTTCCAGCTTTTTCTTCTGCAGCTTCTTCAGCTGGAGTTTCTTTAGCTTCATCAGCAGGAGTTTCCTTAGCTTCATCAGCTTTTGTAATCTCATCTGCATCTTTTGGTTCATCAGCCTTGCTCATGCATTCATGAACAACTGATCCACCACAATCTGGACAAGTCATTGACTTTGTGATTGTAACCTTCTCTGCTTGTGCCATCTCTGCATGTGTTGGTGCAACTGCTGAAGTTGCTGAAGATGGGATTGTTTCTTGATTAGGAACAATTCCTGGATTGTTTGGTGCATCTGAAACTGATACGTCACCTTCTGGACGAGTTGTTTGATCAACTAGGTCTCCAGAATTAGGTGTTGGGAATGACTTTGTTACTGCAATGTCTCCCTTTGGATCTGGTTCTGTTGTATTTTCCATTGTATTACCTCCTGTTCTCACGTAGTTCTCAACGCTACGTTCGTCACGCTCTTCATTAATTGATGAAGAAGTTCCAATTGCTTTAATAAAAGCTTCTTTAACTTCATCTAAAAAATTTTCAATATTCATTATGCGTGTGATCCTGGTTCTGTTGTTGCAATTGGTCCACCTGCATATTGAGGTGTTGTCATTGAAACATCTTTTCCTGTGAATGGGCCAGCAGTAGTTGCTTTCCCTGGATTATTAACGCCTAAGTTTGTTACTGCTGCAGAATTAGTTCCTGCTTGTGGTCCTGCTTGCTCTGTTACAGAAGGAGATGAGGCTGGTTGCTCTGTGCCTGCTCCTGCTACTTGCTGATTGTTGTCCATATTTTAATCACCGCCTTGTACGTTCATTATACCCTAATCTTGGCTAGGGTCATCATTTATAAGGTAATCAATACCTAAACCTTCTAGTATTTGCTTAGCTTTATCGCTTATTTTAAACATTGCTTCTAGGTTCTCAGTATATTCTATATCAACCAGCCCCTGTTGAAACAAGTCCATCATAACGCTATCTACATCGCCCATTATTTCGTTATAAAGCTCTGGCATAACTTCCTTTAAAACATCTAGGTTAAACCTAAACATTCTTTCGCCATACTCATCCATCCCGTCCCATTCAGCAGCACCTTGTGAAACAAGATATTCTATAATTTGCTCTGTTTCTTCTTCAAAACCTTCTTCAAAGAAATCGCTAAAATTTGCATCTTCCATATATTAATTATACTCTACTTTAAAGCTGCTGCAATATTTAAAGTAGGTACTGATTTAACATATTGGTTTGTAGAGATAGATGCCGTTTGCTGTATTAATGAATAGATTTGAGAATAAGATAGTGATGGTTTTGCTTGATGAATTGCTACCCATCCCGCACCAAATACTTGTGTTGCAGTTGATGTTCCATTTGTTGATCCAATTTGACCCAAAGCATCAAAACTAATGAATGAAGAGTAGTTGCTGTAAAGTTGATGAATTCCATTTACAGATGATCCAACTGAAATAACACCTGTATTGCAAGATGGAAAATCAATATGTGAATAATCATAGTTATTTCCTGCTGCAGCAATTACTGGAATATTAACAGATTTAAGTTGATTAACAGCATTTGTCAATGTTGTTGAATTGGGACAGGTTGTTGAAGTAACAGGTCTTCCATAACTCATAGTAACAGCACCAATGTTGTATGTATCTTTATTTGCATAAATCCAATTTAAAATATTTACAATATCTGTATCAAGTGGTGCAATTACTGCTTTATTGATAGAAAAAGCACGAATAAAAACAAATTTAGTATTTGAATTTGTAGCAATTGAATTAAGCATCATTTCTGTTCCATGCATTGCAGTTCCAGTTCCAAGTTGCTTTGATGTTAATTGTGCTGATCCCGCACCATCCATTGAAAGTTTTCCATTTGGACAAGTTGCTTCAAGCCAATTAATACATTTTTCATAAATCACTTTATCTTTAAAAGATGCAACTGAAGGATCATACCCAGTATCAATGATTGCAATATTTGAACCTGTTGAAGCAGCGTGTGCTGGAATAGCATTAAATCCAACTAAAATTAAATAAATAACAACAAGAATAACACCAATTGCAGTAATAGTTTTTTTCATTTTTTTTCTTTCTGTTAATGGTTATGAGTATATCTTACTCTAATAAATTATTTTTGTCAATAGTGCCCTTGGCACGATTCGAACGTGCGACGCAGACCTTAGAAGAGTCTCGCTCTATCCCCTGAGCTACAAAGGCTTAGTGTCCCCAGTTGGGCTCGAACCAACGACCCGCAGATTAAAAGTCTGCTGCTCTACCAACTGAGCTATAGGGACAAATATAAAAGGCACTATTTCTAGTGCCTTTATTAAGTTATAAGTGTATTCTATACTATTTAAGTGTTGCTGTCAACTGCCATTGCCAGAATTTATGTTTATCAAGTCTTTCTGCAAGAAAATTACAAAGTCCTTGTTCATCAAGTTCTGCAGATTTGTCAAATGTTCTCTTTAACATTGCAAGAACAACAGTATTTGTTGTAACTAATTCTTGAAACATTTGTTTTGCATCAAGATCAAGAGAATCATTTACTTCTAATTCACTATTTTCATTCCATGACTTAACACCAAATGGTGCTTTATAACCAAGCCTACGTAGATTTTCAGAATAATCATCAATAGAATCAAAAACATCCTCATAGATATCTAATAATTTTTGATGATATTGTGGAAAACCAGATCCCTCAATATTCCAATGATACCCGTGTGTTTGTGCATACATTTTAACTACCATTGATTGTAGTTTAACAAGCATTTGTGCTAATTCATTCATTTTATATCCTTAATTATATCTTCATCTGATCTGTTTGGATCATTTTCTACATATAAAGCTTTTATAGTTTTTTTATTTTCTGCTCTTTGTGCCATTTCTCCCATACCAATCATAAACATGATTGATGGAATTAATAGATCCATCAACTTACCAGAAAAATATTTGTGTCCCCACAAAATTAATGCTGATGTATACCCAGACACTCGTGCTGGATATCTTTTAAAGTATGTTGAGATCTTGTTCCACATACAACTAATTATACATTATTTGGATGGTTTAGCGTAACCAGTTTTCTTTTTATTCATAGATCCTGGAAGCTTACCGCCTGGACCTTTATGATTTTTTTGTCTAATTGCTAAAGCTGCTTTAATTTTTTCTGTATTGCTTGGCATAATCATCCTTTGTTAGATGAGCAGTTTTTTACAGTCATGCTCAGGACTATGCATTTATTTAATGTCGCTTTCTCCCGACGACAATCTGCGACTCCCCGATGAAAGGGTGCAGATAAATATTATATCAGATTAAGAATTAGATCTACCGTTTTTATCTGATCTGTTTCCGTACCCCGCTGATGGTTGTCCATCTTTCTGTGGTGGAGTATTATAAGTTGAATTATATCTCATATCTTGCATTTCTGAACCAATTACTGGTACAAATGAACCATTCCAAAAATTAAAAGAACCTATTCCTTCTTCATTTCCTTGATCATTTTTTACTACTGGTTCGTTCACTGCAATTGTTTTCATTGCTTCTTCTGCATGCTCTTTAGTAGTATAACAACCAATTACTTGACCAGTTCCCGCTTTTGTAACAGCATAACCACCTTGACAATCTGGAACATTATATTCTAATTTAAATCCTACGCCACCAGAAATTCTTCCAGCACCAGCTGATTCTTTTTTGACGGGAATACAATTTGGTACTGTTTTTCCATCTTGTTCTTTTGTTCCAGCATATTCATAACCATCCCAACAAGGACCTTGAGCTTTTTTAACATCTGGGACATTTGTATAAAGAGCACCCAATTGTGCTTGGGCTTGTGCTTTATTTGGATGAGTACCTACTACTCTCCCAGTTGCAGTTACAACTACCTCGTATTTATTTCCTTCATGTCTAATGCTATATGGCATTACCAGTTGTCTCCTGCATGATAATCAATTTTTTTCCAAATTGGTGTTGAATTATTTACATAATCTCTTATACATACATATAAGAAGGAAGAGTCATGTGCGATCATACCTTCAACATCCCCAGATACTCCATAGGAATGTGCGGGAACAGAAGATTTTACAATTACAGATTTAATATCGCTATTATAAGAAATTTCACCCGTTGAAGTATTATAAGATAACGGCTTTATGCCTGAAGATTGTGGTTTATAGCCTATGCCATTTATATAAGTTTTACCACCATCTTGGTAGATACCATTAGATCCCCCGCCAAAATAAATTTTACCAACACCAGCATCTTCAACTAAACGCAAAACTACATTATCATTACCATCATGCAATTCAATATTATTTGCAATAATTGCGGGAAGTTGAGCCTGAGCAATACCATCAATAAAGAATACTCCATTATCAATAGTTAAACCAACTTCATTTCCTGTTGAAGTATCCGTAATATAAATAGTACCTTGGCCCAAGTGGACATTTTTCCAACGCTTTTCTGCTGTTCCAAGTGTGTACACGTTGTCTTCCGCTGGGATTAAATCTGTACCTATTATAGTGGCACCAGAACCATCTGTTCCAATATTCTTAGCCATTTCAGTTCCAAAAGAAATATATCCTTCTGCAGAGTTTTCAAATCCTCTTATTGAGAGCGTATTTGCTATATTGACATCACCTAGCCAAACATCATCACCAATTTTTACATTGGTTCCCGCCCCATTGTTTGTTACATAAAGTTTGTCATATGTATCTGTAGGGGAACCATTTCCTGGATCTCCCTTATCACCTTTTGGTCCTTGTAATCCAGTTGATATGTGAGTTGTATAAATTTTAGACATTATTGTTGCACCTTAATAATTGCAATTTTTGGCGTACCTGATGCAGCAACTGCATAAAGATCATCTGCGGGTGATAAATCAGCAGAAAATGTAGTTCCTGGAAGAAGTTTGTAACCATAGCTTGAAGAAGTTACTCCTACACCGCCTAAAAATACAGCAATTGTATCATCTGTATTTTGAATTGAAATTGTTAAGCTATTAGCATATGGCAATTCATCTGCTGGAGCTACTGAAACAATTTGTGCTGTAGTTGTTAAACTTACTAAAGAATGTGATAATGACATTTTAATCTCCAATGTAAAATATTTTATAAACTAATTATAACATTATAACTAATATTTTCAGAGCCCCCCGTCAGGATTGAACTGACGACCTTCCGCTTACAAGGCGGATGCTCTACCACTGAGCTAGGGAGGCGTGAGAACTACAGATGGATTCCAGCACTAATGGCTGCCCTGTCTCACCACAACTCTTACATCGGGTGTACATCATATGTAACTATAACATCCCAAGGTGTGCCATCTGTAGTCTCGTGCCCCAAGTTGGATTCGAACCAACGCTGTATGGATTTTAAGTCCACTATCTCTACCACTGGATTACTAGGGCTTTGCTTCCAGACCTGGATTCGAACCAAGATAATCACCTCCAAAGGGTGATGTCCTACCGTTAGACGATCTGGAACTGGCGGAAGATACAGGATTCGAACCTGTGGATCTTTCGATCTACGATTTAGCAAACCGCTACATTCGGCCACTCTGCCAATCTTCCTTTGAGCGGATGATGAGAATCGAACTCACCCCTTCTGCTTGGAAGGCAGAGGCACTACCAATATGCAACATCCGCATGTAAGCAGGGATTGACTAGATCCCCCTTACTGACTCTTCTCTCTACCACCTGCGAGTAACAGCAACTATGAGACCCGCTACGTTCTCTAAAGGCAAAGTTCAGTGCCATCGCCACTTCGGGGCTCCCCTACATATCTTATTCACGATTGATATAACCGAGTGTCAGTCACTACACTGTAGCCCCACAGGGACTTGAACCCTGTTCGCCAAGATGAAAGCCTGGCATCCTAACCCATAGACGATGGGGCCATGTAGAAAAATAAAGATTAACTAGTCTCAATATTTTTCTAACCTGCAATTCGCTTCAACTTAGAGAACCCATTGCATTGCGATCACGAAGGGACTCGAACCCTCGACCTCCACCGTGACAGGGTGGCGTTCTAACCAACTGAACTACGTGACCTTGGTGGAGCAGGTCAGACTTGAACTGACGATTACCGAATTATGAGTTCGGGGCTTTGACCAACTAAGCTACTGCTCCGTAGGGATACTTGGATTTGAACCAAGAGTCGTTTGCGTATAAGACAAATGCTTTAACCAGATTAAGCTATATCCCCAAGTTTTAATTTGAAGATCCTATAAGTTTATTCTGTATAATTTTTTCTCTTTCGTCAATTACTTCATACGCAAATTTTTCAAGAGCTTTTTCGTTCTTAGCATAATGATGACCACAAAACATTAATTCCCCGCCAACACCTTTAACAAGTACTAACGCTTCTGCGGAACATGAATCGCAACGATCAACAGCTTTAAGTATATATTCTTTTTCAATTGTCTTTTCTTCTGTTTTTTCTGCCATCATATTCATAATTATACTCCTAGTTGTAGTGGGCTAATAACTTGCTGGGGTGACAGGGATCGAACCTGTGACATTTCGATTAACAGTCGAACGCTCTGCCGTCTGAGCTACACCCCATTTTCTTTGTTGTTTCAAAGTATACCCTATTAAAGGCTAATGTGTCAAGTGATTATTGTATTATTATAAAATTTATTCCATTCTTCAATGTCTTTCCAATCATTTAAAAGTGGTTGACCCTTTATGTTTAAACTAGTATTTAACAATATTGGAACACCAGTTAATTTATACCATTCAGATAATACAGCATAAAGTCCTGGATGTTGTTCAGCATTAACTGTTTGAACTCTTGAAGTTCCATCTTTATGAACAACAGATGGAATAATTTCTGGCTTTAAACACATAAAGGTATATTGCATATAAGGGCTGGTAGCATTTGATGGCATATAAAACCATTCGTGTGCATATTCTTCCATAACAACTGGAGCAAATGGTCTAAATAATTCTCTTTGTTTAATTTGATTAACTTTATCTTTAATATTTGGATCTCTAGGATCTGCTAATATGCTTCTATTGCCTAATGCTCTTGGTCCAAACTCTGCACGTCCCGCTGCCACTGGAGCAATTTTATTATCAATTAAAGATTTAATAATCTTTTTTACAGGATATTCATTACCTAAATCGTAACCAAGGTATGGCCCTTCCCATTTTATATGTTTACCACGCATAGCAAGTGCAGCACCTAAGCTTGATCCTGCATCTCCTGGATTAGGCATAATCCAAACATCATCGAATATGTCCCATAACAAAGTATTAGCAGAAGAATTTAATGCACACCCACCCATAAATACAAGATTGGTTTTACCAGTTTTTCTTTTGGCTTCCAACATAAAATCGTATAACCTTCGTTCATAAACTTTTTGAACTGCTGCTGCTATGTCAAATTTATCATTTTCATCAACATCGCCCCAATCAATTATTCCTTTATGAAAATTATATTTTTGCTTAAATATATGCGGAAAATAATCATTAACTTTATTAAAGTATTTAATTGGATCTCCATAAGCAGCCATGCCCATCATAATATACTCTTCTTGATTAGGCATAAGACCAATTAATTGTGTAAAAGCTGAATAGAATAGTCCAAAGCTAAATGGGTAGTTTCTTTTTTCTACTAAAGAAATATCATCTCCCACTCCCGTCCAAACTGTTGATGTATTAAATTCTCCAATAGCATCTAATACTACAATTACAGCATCATCAAATGGGCTTGTATAATATCCTGCTGCTGCATGAGAATAGTGATGCTTAAATTCTTTTGCTTTTATTCCTTTGTCAGCAGGTTTCCAATCAGCTGCCCCACCACGCAATTTTATTCTTAATCTTTTTAGGCGGGGTTTCTCATAATAAGCAGCCTCATCTGGAATACCATAATTAAGTAAGTCACGGTATATTTCATTATTGTTATACCAATCGTTTTTTTTCTTGCTATATCTTTCAGCATGACCAGCAAACAAGATTTTTTCATCATCAATTAATGCCATAGCAGCATCATGAGATGTTTCGTTATAACCCAAAATATTTTTATTGATCATTTGACTTAAATCTTTCATCATAATTATTTAAAGCTTCAACAAAAAGTTCTGCATAATGAATATGTTGATGTACACCGCAATGTCCATGATGATTTTTTAAATCATAATCGCTTTCTCCAGTATCCATGGCGAGATCAAAATTTTTTCCATAAATATGTTTTAATTCTTGATGACAATCTGTAGCATTTATACATTCTTTGTCATGATACATATAGTCTTCAGTATGATTTTTTGAAATCAAACCTTCTTGATGATATCTAATTTTTCTTTTATCTTCATATCTTTGATGCCATTTATAACTTTCCAAATCAACAAAATTATTAAACAAAAATGTTTCTTTGTTACTTTTTAAGAATAAGCTTTCAGTTTGACTCCAAGTTCCCCATAAAAATTTAATATCTTTTGCTTTACAATACATTTCTAAAAATTTAATATATTGAATAGAAAGAGCAAATGGTAATTCCATTGGTATAATTTTTTCTGCAATGTAAGGCTGCTTAGAAATTTTTTCATATTCTCTATCTTGAAGAACTAAAGTGTATTTATTATATTCTCTTTTTGCTTCTTCAAAATTTTTTCTTGAAACCATATGATCTCTTTCAGACCACATGTCCATTCTTGTAAATTCTGGAAATAAACATAATAGTATTTTTGGATGATCAATTATTTTAAAATAATTAAATAAATTATTAACAATAGATTGAACTGATTTTCCTGGTAATCCCAAATTATAACTTTTTAGATTTAATTCTTTTGATACAATATTTCCCCATATTCCATCATTAACGACACCTTGTCCAAAGGTATAAGAGCAGCCAGAAAAAACCAGATCTCTGTTTTCAACAAATTCGTCTGACCTAAAATTTAAAGAATTAATTTTATAAATTTTTTCATTTTTATCTTCTTTCCAAAAAATATCAGTTTCATCTATAAAACCGCTCGGTTCAATTTTAAGAATTGCTTCTTCCCAGTTAAATGGATTATCAGCTACATTTTTATACTTATTCATACTATTGAATGTCTTTCTAAAATTTTAATAAATTTTTCAGCAATATGTATATGTTTGTGAACTCCCCAATGTCCAAAACCGTTCATTAAATTTTCATCTCCGCAATCCATAGCTAAATCAAAATTTTTACCATAAATTTTTCTTTGATCTTCATGGCATTTTGTATAAATATTGCATGACACCCCTTCATGAAAATCACATTTGTCTTGCATATTTTCATGATATAAAACTTTTCGGCCATCTTGCTTTCTTTGATGCCATTTTTGGTTTTCTAAATATATAAAGTTTTCAAAAATTAAATTATAACGATTTCTATCAATATAATTTTCTTGAATTGGATCCCAAGTTCCCCATAAAAGAAGAATTTTATTTGCTTTACAATATGCTTCAAGCATTTTAATATATTGTAATGATAAAGCAAAAGCTAATTCTCTTGGAGTTATAAATTCAACATCGTGTGGTATTTTAGAAATTTTTGCATATTCATAATTATCAAGAAGTAAACTATATTTTCTTTTTCCTTTATCTTGTTTAGAAAAATGTTTACTTTTAAATTCAGAAATATCTGACCACATATTCATTCTTATAAAATCTGGAAATAAACATAAAACTATTTTAGGATTTCCAATTTCTCTAAAATAATCAAATAAAACTGAAACAATATCTTGAGTTGATGACCCAGGTGACCCCAAATTATAACTTTTTAGATTTAATTCTTTTGATACAATATTTCCCCATATTCCATCATTTAATGTTCCTTGACCAAAAGTGTGAGAACATCCAGTAAAAATTAAATCTCTGTTTTCAACAAATTCGTCTGACCTAAAATCAAAAGAATTTAAGTTATATACTTCTTTTACATTTTCTGGCTTCCATATCAATTTTGTTTCAATATCTTTATTTATTTTTTTATTTTTTATGCCAAAAAAAGCTTCTTGCCAATTAAAATCATCATTAAAAAAAATTTCTTGATCATACATTTAATATATAAACCTGTCTTTATTTTCTTTTTTATTAAATTTAAAAAATAATATAAATTTATGAAAATAATATTGAATCATTAACATTTTATATATTTCCAAACGGTTTCTTGTCAATCATATCTAAAAGATCTTGCGGATTGTTGATTAGTCTGCGTTGTGCTTCAAATTTACCTAACTCAATAAATTCATCAGCAATTGTAAACATCATATCAAGCAAACCTTGAGCATATCTTTTATCATTTGGGGGAACATCTTCAAGTTCTTTTTTCATATTTGCTGAAGATTGCGTAAGATATTCACAAATTTGTGTTAAAGATATATAAATATCTTGATCATCCTCTATAGTTCTCATTGTTCCATTTGCTATCATGCTTGTATTCTATCAGAGTATTCTCATGCTGTCAACAGGCATTACATCTTCGTCTTCATCAATACCCATGAAATCCCGCAAATTTGCAGGCATCTCTCTTGATTCTGGAAGCTTAATTGTATTGTTAGACTTAAGTCTTGCGTCAGATTGCTCTCTTAATTTTTCAATTTCAGTTTGAAAAACTGTTCCATATGTATAAAGACTTATTTCTTGATTTAAATCTCTTGGGGTTAAAGCTGTGGCATTGTATATTGCACCACACACAGCATCTGAAAGGTCCTTAGAGCCCTTTCTAGGGTGATCTACCTTGTCTTTTACAATACGTAATTGAAGCAATTCATCAATCAATAATTGAATTTTAGGGCCAAAAATTCTTTCTTCTGTGATGCATAAAGACATATCTTCATAATGTTTTTTTGCAACAGAAAGTATATCGCAATTAATTCCATAAGCTTTTAATTGTTGCATTAGATCATGAGAATTCCAACGGTCAAATGTAACCATCTTTAAATTAAAACCTTTTTGCTTCAAACTAATTATATAATCTTTTACCTCTTCAAAATCAACAGATTTATCTTTAGTTGGTGTCCAAAATCTAACAGCGTCTACAACAATTTTTGGTGCTGCTTCTTTATAGTTTTCACCAATTTTCATTGTCACCCAGCCATCAACATGTGACAAAGCAACTGCACAATGGTCATGTTTTTGAGCAAGGTCAACGTGTATAAAATAATTTGCATTTTCTATTGGTGTAAAGTTATCATCAAATCTTCCATCTTTATCAACTCCAAGACGATAATTTGAAAAAGCTTTTTCAATTAAATCTCTTGACCTAAAAAAAGCATCTACAGCATCTGGTGGCATGCATGCAAAACGTGATAAAGCATCAAGTGGGTCTGTATAAAAATCAATTGTAAAGTCTTCAATTTTACGTGTAGGATTTACATCCCATGTTGGACGTTTTAATGCAAAAACTCTTGGAATTTTGTAAGAAACAATATGATCCTCTTCCCATTCCATTTCAAATTCATTACCCTCGGTATCATCTGGAAGATCTGGATCTACTTTGAATCTATGACTTTTAATAACAACTTCTTTTTCAGCAACAACTTCTTCATATCTTTGTTGAATATAGTCGTTTTTAAAACGTGGGAATGAAAGCAATATAAGTTTTCCAAAATCTGGAAAACGAGAGTTTACTGAGGCACGATACATTTTGTAAATTGCAGATGCAGTTTTTGCTTGTTCATTTCCAGATGTGGAATCTAAATCAAATCCAGAAATCTCATCAAGAATAACAATTAATACGTTATATCCTTCCCAGGATTCTCTTTGAGAGTGACCTGAGTGAACTGTAATTTCTTTATCAAATTCAATACTATTAGCTTTAGCTATATATTTTCCTTGAAACCAAGGGGATTTTTCAATACGCTGATTAAAACCTTTAAAAAATACTCGGTTTGCCTGGACAGCGTTAATAGCAATATTAATAATATCAATAGCATCTCCAGGTGGTTTTCCGTAATAAACGGCGGGATCAGATAAACATAGCAGCAAATGCACTACATATGCACAAGCAATTGTTGAAGTATAGTCTTTTCCAGAACCTTTACCCAATTGCAAAATAACTTCGTTGCAAGTTTGCTTAAATATTTTATTTCCTTCTTCTTCGCCATATAAACGAATAAGAGTTTCTTTTTTGTAAATTTGTGTTGATGCCTTAATAGATTGATATTGTAATTGAGATAAAGGAGGTAATCCTAAATAGTCCTTGCTGGTAACAAACTCTTCAATTGTTACTGGTGTTTCAGAAAATTCATCACCCTGTAATGCATCTAAAAACGCACTAAAATCAGTCATTATTGTTTAGTTCCCACAAATGGAATATTATTGTTTTTCTAACATCTGATAAAACTTCTTTTACTCCATGCTCTACATATTTTGTATGCAATACAATATCTCCTAAATTAGGATGATAAGATGTATTTGTTTCAGGATAAAAAACATCTCCTCCTTCAAAATTATTTAGATATAAAATTCCTCCCCAAGTTTTTACACCTTTATCTAGTTTTCCTTCAGAGTCAGTATGTACTGGCCATTTTCCATTTTTTGGGGTATTACCAAACGCAAAACCTCCTGCAAAAGTCTCTTTATCTAAAAATTCACGCATCATTTCAGGTAAAAAACTTTGATTAATTAGTTCTCCTGAAGCAAAAATTGCATCATGTGTATCAAATAAAGGTTTAAATAAAAATTTTTTTGACAAATATATTAAATTGTTACATTGTTTTTCTGATAAAAAATTTTTATAAACATAGGCAGAATCATTTATTTTTTCAAATTTGCTTTTATCAAATGACATCGTTATCTCCAACTACTACTGCTTCTACTTTACCTGTAACCTCAGACAATCTTTTAGATACTTCCCATTTACAATGTTCGCATGATGAAGTTACATCTCTTAATATTCCTACAAGAATATCTTGCTTTCTTTCTGATTCTAAGATCTGATCAGCCATGGAATTATCTTCAAGAACCCCCGCTTTATTAAGCATATCAATACGCTTAGCTTCAATATCAGCAATAAGTTTTAATGCAGCATTTTTTGTATTAAGTTCTTCTGACAAACCTGCAGCTTCTACAACATTCCATGCTTCTTTAATAAGCATGCTGTAATGCTCATCAGCACCAGCTAAGGCTTCTTTTGCACGTTCTCTAATTGCTGTGTTATCGTGAACAAAGCCTTTCCAAGCATCAATATAGTTATCAACTTGAACACGGGTTAAGCCCAAAGAACGTACTATTTGTGCTGGAGAATTACCCTTAAGCAATTCCTCAACAACTTTATTCATTTGATCAAATTGACCAGCAACTTCTAGTTCGTTATCCATTATCTGTTTTATAAAACCCTGATCCCTTAAATTGAATTCCTGCAGGCGTATATATTCTCGCCATCTTGTAACCACAGCTTGGGCATGGAGGAAGAACCTCTTCATCAGAAAAGGATCTTGTTATTTCTGCTTTTTCTTCACATGTAATACATGAGTATTCGTAAACTGGCATACTTAATTATAACCCATCAGCCCTATTGTTGTCAACTGCAATTTTAAGTAAAATTAAATAACCAATCAAATCATCAATATCATTATCACCAGCAAAACCTTGATTGTTTTTTACACGATTAAGCTTATCGTCAATTCTAACCTTTAATTGCTCTATATTGTCAGATTGTGCAAATATTCTATTTGGAGATAAAGCTGAATCTCCATAAGAAATGTTTTTTTCTATAAGTAATTGTGCAATTTCATGGCAAGCATCCCATATTTTTTTGCCAGATGGAGCACTCGTTGAGTGCATATACAAGTCACTACATGTAAATTCCTTTACATCATCATAAACAGGTTTTAACATTACTTAGTCCACTTTCTAGGCTTTTTAATCAATTCAAAACGCTCTAATGCTCTCTGTATTGTCATATGTGAGCATTTTGCTTCCATTGCCATTTCAAGAACAGTCTTTTTTTCTACCGAATATCTTTTAAATACCCAGTCTTTGTTTTCCCAAAGCTTTGCACTTTTAGCCATTATACCTCCTTACACAACTTCATTTACAGCATACCAAGCAATTCCTGCAGCATCCGCCACATTGTCCGATTCAGTTTTGATGCCCATATCTCTAGCAAATGTAATTGTTCTAGATTTTCTGATTTCTCTAATCTTGGCTTTGTACCAATTTTCTGATTTTCCTGGAAACTCATCTTTAACCGCCTGCTTTTCAGCTTTTGTAAAATTTTTATTACCCAAGTATGATTGCCAAGTTATTGGATGAATCTCATGAACTTGAACATTATCACTAAGTAACTCTCCCATTATAGCACCAAATACGTATGCCATCTTAATACCAGTATGGACTGATTTTACAGATATAGCTGCTTCTATAACTATAAAATCGGTATTCAATTCTTTTTTAAAAGATTTAATTTTTCTTTTTGCATCAAGTATTCTTTGGTATACATCATCGCCTTCAAAATTTATCTCTCCCCATTTTATGGGTTTTTTGTGATCCATTAAGCAAAAAGCAAAGCTATTTGTACTTGCATCTATTCCTAAAACTTTTGTAGGTGCAGGTGCGACCAGTTTAGCTAATGACATGTTTTTTAAACATTTCTATTAAATCAGTTCTTTCTTTTTCTTTTTCAGCCTGAATACACTTACTACAAACTTTACCTGGATTATATCTATCTAGAACTACTTCACACCCTTTGCTTTTGCAAACACGTTTTTTACCAGCTAATCTGGCTTTTTTTTCGTAATAAGCTTCTTTTAATTTTTCATTTGTTGCTATACGACAACATTCATCAGAACAATATTTTTGATTATGAGTTTTTGGCTCAAACTCATTTACCCCTTCACATTTATCATAGGCACATTTCATTTTTCAAGCACCAAGGGCTCTATATAAACTTCACCAAGATCTTTTTTATCAGCCCAACATGTCTTTTTTACTGGACATCCTTTACAAGCCCACTGTGATTTTGTGAATGTCCGCTCTGGTAAAGTCCCAGCTTCGTATGCTGCATAAACTTTACGCAACCAATTCCATACATCATCAACAAGCTTGGTATTTTTTTCATCCATATTAATTGGAATAATTAAAAATGAATTATCGTTTTTATTTTCATAAAAGAAAAATCCTTGTTGTGCTCCACGAATTTTCATGTATGTTAATAATTGAACTTTATGGTATGGTAAACCTTGCATTTCTGCTTGACGAATAGCAAAAATCTCTTCCTTAGCAGATTTAATTTCTCCTACTACTTCTTTACCGTTCCATTCAATAAAAGTGTCTGCAAATCCTCTAATTGGCGGGTCATCATGAGTAACTTCTGTTTCATTAGCTTTGAAGACTGGTGTTTTTGCCATGACTTTCTGAATACGTTCATGAACATACGTACCATTATCCATATTAATGACACCCATACTATCGGTTTCATTTTCAAATTCTGCACCAGTAAAAGCAATGAACCAATATCTAGGACAGTTACCATTACCATAACCAACACTACTAGGACTAAAAGTTTTCTTTTGAGTAAATTCATTTGGCCTCTTTCCCTCAAGTACAGCTTCTTCATACATTTTTGCAAAAGCAATTGGGTTAAATCCTTCTGGATCTGACATTTTTTGAAACTTTAAATTAGCAATTATATCTCTACCCATTAGTTAATCTCCAGCCCATCTTTTGACCACACTTAACACACATAGTATAAGTTTTCATTGTATATGGACAAGATACATCTTCAAGTTCATGCTTGTGAAAAAACTTTTTAAATATGTTCATTATGCTCCATATCTTGCAGAATACTTTAGAGCATCCACTAATCTATTAATAGCTTCTTCAGCTGTGTAATATACATTCTTCTTTTTACTATTTTCCCCGCCTTTTTCAAAAGTGGTATAAAATCTTGACATCATAGCAAATTTTGCAGCCAAAGCCTGCATTTTAATAATAAGGTCTGGTGCTTTTGAACTTGGTACATCAGGCTTTGATATAAGCTTAATAATAAGATCAAGGGCATAATCCAAATCTTTGTCATTCATATACTCCTTCATATCGTTAAACTCTGTAAGTTCGCTGATTAATTCAATTACTGGTTTTTCTGTCATGATGTTAAATTTTCTATTATTGGATTAAGCTTTTCAGGTGTAAAGTCTGGTTGATAATTTGTTATTGAGCCATCTTTTGCAATCAAAAACTTTTCAAAATTCCATCCAATATTATTATTTTTTATATTTTCTACTAAATATTTATATATTGGATCAGCTTCTTCTCCATTTACATCAATTTTAGAAGCAATAGTAAAAGTTACACCATAATTAACTTTACAAAAATTTTCAATCTCATCATTGCTTCCTGGCTCTTGTGAACCAAATTGATTACAAGGAAAAGCAATAATTTCAAAGCCTAAATTATTGTATTGTTTATAGAGATTTTCTAATCCTTCATATTGATTGGTAAATCCACATCTACTTGCAACATTTACCAATAACAGAACCTTATCTTTATAATTAGATAGTGGTACAACATTACCTTTATTGTCTGTAAAACTTAAATCATATATGCTCATTTTTTACCTATTCTATTATTCTTACTACAAACTGACATGGGTCCCCGCCTTCTTCCCATTCTTTTTCTTCTTCTTCACTTAATGAAGGTATACCATCATGTGTCGCACAAAACATATCTGTTATCCAGCCACGATCAACACCATTGTTAAACCAGATACTAAACTCATCAATATTTTCTTCGTTAATCATTACCTATCCTTATTATATCATTATCTAGCTTTATTAATTTGCCATAAATATTTTTTGGTTTTTTATTAGGAAATTCTAAAGTAACTGCATGGCTATATTTTTCTACAAAATCATTTATTTTTTGATGTTGATTTTTTATAAAATCGTTATAATCATTTTTATTATTTTTTATCCAATCAGTATCACCTTCTGATGAATAATTTATAAAAATTCTCATAAAATATCTATTTGAACCAGTAAAGTGATTTACTCCGTGATAGAAAGGTGCTGAAGAAGGAAATGCTGTGGCATCTCCAGTTCTTGGCTTATATTCATAAGCTTTGTTTTGATCTTCATCGTAAAAACAAACTTCCCCGCCTTCATAATTTTCATTAAGATAAAATGTTATAGTTACAACTTGATGCAAATTTAAACTATGTGCATTTTCTGGCATCTCATCAACATGAAATTGCATCATAAGCTCATCTTCATTTATTTTATCAAAACGATCAACATCGTAACGATAGATATTTATATCAATTGGATCAGATTTTTCACGAATTTTATCCCATTGATTAATGTATGAAGGCCACTTTCCATTATTTTCATTATACTTGTTTAAATAGTCTTTTTTAATAAAATCATAAACATCAAATATATTTTGTAAAACTATTTTTTCTTTTTTTAAATTTTCGGAATCATTTTCTTCAATAATTGCTTGATCTCTATAAAATAATTGATGGATATTTTTGCCTTGTTTATACCAAGGTTCCCACTTAGGCCACAAAGAATCTACTCTTTCATTATTTTCAATAATATCAATAATTTCATTAGAATCTTTTAATATATTGTTATAAACAATAATTTGTGGAGCAACATTAGTTTGCTTTATTAAATTATATTCCAACTTGATCTCCATCATCATCTATATAATTTACATTTAAAACTAATTTTTTAACTTCATGCTTTCCTAAAATATTGCCTTTATGATCTATTCCTTTTTGATATAATCTTAAAAACTTTTTTTCTTTTTGAGTTTTTTGATTATCTTTTAAAGCTTTAATGTATTCTGTTTTACCATGAATATTGTCGAATGGTAGTTTTTTACTGTGTATGTTTAAGTTACTATTATTATAATTAGATAAAGATATCGGTATTATGCATGCTACTGGAGTGTTTGCTGGTATTAAATATTCTTTGTTTGGAATTTCAAGCTTCCAAGCCATTGTAAAAGTTGCACTAAAAAACGATGTGGACAAAACACTTGACAATGGTGTTATATCTTTAATTAGTTGATTTGGAACTGGTATAGTTAAAATACTTGTATTTTCGTCTGTCCTTAAAACTAAATTAGTATTAAAACTTATTGCTCCTCCGCCACGGTCTGAATTAAGAAATTCTTTTCCTTTTAAAATTGTTGCTGGATTTATTGGATCTCCATCCCATATAAATGATAAATCTCTATCAAAAGAAATTCCATAACCTATAGTATTAGCAACAACAAGTGGTGTGCAATTATGTGCATCATTTATCATCCATTCTCGTTTTATATCAAGTTGTTTGATATCTGCTACTGGGCTTTTGGGATCTACAACATAAGCATCAATATTATAAATTTTGTTTCTCCCAGCATTCTACCATTTGCTCTAGTAACGCCCATTCGATAACAGCCAGTCTAGTTTTTTGACCCTCTCCTCCAAGGATAAGCTTAAGAACTGGGTATTTATCCCTAGAAACCTTAAACGTATCCGTGCAAATTTTAGCCCAAATTTC